GTAACTACAAACTCACTGTATGGAATTACAAAATACAGTGACAAAATAATAAACAAGGGCCAATAATGTCGCTCGGGGATCTTAGCGATCAATTTGACATAACGACCAATTAGATTCTTAAACATAATTTAGATTCAAAACCATACGATATTCATCAGTTGTAGATGTTCCTGTGTGCCTCATTGAGTTAGGAAACTCTACAAATCTATTGCTGACACTTTCTACTTTAGTGCCATCTTCAAACATTGTGTAACCATCACAGGTGTTCAGATAATAGATCGCTGTCTTAATATAAGGGCGATCTTCTGCCTCTGTGATATCATTATGCAGTCCATGTTCAACGATACGATCTGTACCTGTCATAAAGTTTGCCTTTATCTTTACAATCGATAGAGGTTGAATCTTATCAAGTAATGGATAGATGATCTCCATATGATCTGTCTGTGGTGCATGATTCGTATAAAACATATGAATCATTTGAACATTTCTCTTGTAGTTTTGAGGACTATCATTAACAATCTTTGAACTAAACCAAGGGAAATTAAATGCTAACATCTGATTACGGATGTTATGATATGTTTGTTCAGGTAAGTAATTATCAATAATGTTGATCATTTTTCAATGACTGCGATATACAAACCATTCCACCAATCCTTCTCATCTTCTACAATCTCTGTCCTGATAATTCTGTCGTAAACAACATCTTTACCCTTCAAGAATTCTTTTGCATTATCAACAGCACCATTGAAGTTTGCATCATCAACAACCAGAATATATGAATCTGCTGCTTGATTATGAATATGTTCCAAGTTAGGAATCATATTGTCTTCAATCTCTGCATCATAGAAGATAACATTAGGTTTGAACTCAGGATTAAACTCCATTTGTAGGATAGGTTTAACACAGAAACCAACCGAACAATCTGTATTGAAATACTTCTCAGCGTTCTGAATAAACTCATCGATAGGATTATCAATAGTATATTTGTCGAACAGATTCTTATTTTTAGGACGAATACATCCTTCAGAGAAGTCATCAATAGCATATGCTTTTACTGACTGATTACCCATCAGTGCAGCGAACAATGTGCTGCCTGTGTAACAACCAACATCTGCATAGATTGTACCACGCTCTGAACATAGATTGTTCAAGAAATGTCTAACCTTATTAGACGAAAGACCCAAGACATTATATCCATCGGGTTTGAAGTTGGAGTTATCGTCCACAGCATTATCAATGGCACGGATGACTCTATCTACCAGAGGATTCATTTCACGTTTTTGTTTCTTCAGTCGGAATTCTACCACAGTTTCGCAATAGTTACAATCCCAACAGTCAAACTTACATGTCTTGATCTTTTCACGCCATTTGTTGATAGGAGCATCAGGCATATCAACATCCTGCATGTAGTCCTTAAACTCAGGATACATTAAACTACATGTGGGATCATCCCATCGCTTAATAAGATCCATGGACTCTAATAGTCGCATAGTATCTTCTCTGCCATGCAGTTTGAATACGTCAATAACATCTAAGAACTCTTTCCAATCACTCTTCCATGGAGGAAGATTAGCAACCTTAAGTTCATGTGCAGGATCAACTGCATCCCATCGTGAACATGAAATGCGACTGATTTCACTATTGAAATATTGCGGTTCCGTTCCTTGTCGTGTGCTGTTGTACTGATAATGTTCAGGCATGATAGGACAACCACCCCAACAATGTTCATTAGCAAGTAATGATAACTCTACAGGGGTTCCTTTCTCTGCACAATATTCTTTCGCCTGTTTGATACGATCCAATGCCTCTCTGTCTCGCATAACATCACGATCCAGATTAATATAATTGAATCCAGCACTAGCAAGAGTGACAATCTCGTTAGGTTTGACTACCTCACGAAGAATAGTGTTCTTAATCTTTAGTTCAGGATATTCCTTTTGAATTTGTCCTGTCATCACCCATGATGTGTGAGGAATAGTTGCAGTCCTAACACCAGCATCATACAAGAACTTAAAGTTCTTAATAAATTCATCTAAGTTCTTTTGATCTGGACGCACCCAGATGTTATTGAAAGTGGCAGACAGAGGAATACCAGTCTTCTCACCAATTACTAGAGCATTGATAGCAACTTGCTGTGCATCTGTCTCTGTACGAAACACATCACCCATCGCATCTTGCGTGAATGGTGGCATCCTAGAGGTGAAATATAAATCGTAAATTAGATGTTGATGCTGCAAAAGGAAGGGGACTAACCCTTCCTCAATATAATCAAGATCCAGTTTCGGATTTATCGGCAGACTGAAGATAGCGGTCTTCAACGTTGTTGTTTGCATAATCAGTTAATACTCCAGAGGTGTCAAACATTTGCGGTCCTTGATCTTTCAGCATATGTTCTACTTTTTCTTCTGCTGCTGCTTTAATCTTACCGACATTGATATTCATAGCAGTAGAATATGTCATTGCCAGATCAGTCACTGCTGCTTGATCTTCAGGACTCATCATAAGCATACTATCTAGATTGCCCGCTTGAATCCTACCAGTGGTGAGAAGATCGATGGAGCATTGTTTTGCCAGACGAGCAATCCAATACTTAGTTTCTTCGCCCTCCTCGTTTTCTTTTGCAAGAAGAGTTTCTTTGAGTGTTTCAAGATCTTCAAGATCAACATTTTCTCCTGTGCGTTCTTTGATGATACGCAACAGACCTTCAATCTCTCTCTTACACTGACGCAGTTTGTTGTGCCATACTTGTTTATCGAGAAGCAAAATCTCGATTTCATATTCTTTATCTTGCTTGAAATATGGATCTTCCTCAGTCTCCATTTCATGGCGAATTCTAGCAATATCGTTGAGTGTTCGCTTATATGAAATGGTTACTTTCTGGAGAGCATTTAATCGCGTCTGGATCTCCATGATTGCTTGACGCATCTGACGCCAAGGTGTTACCTGTGAGTTGACAACAAAATACTTATTTTGATAATCAGTTTGACCAAAGAATTGAGAATCACTCCATCCGACCAATCCTTCATCAAAATCGGATAAGACCCAGGGATCAATGTTCTCTAGGTCTTCGATTGTTTTAGATAAAGGCAGTCTCTCAGAATCTAATTCCGTACTTAAAAGGTTCTTTTCTGACGATGAGTCCGTCTTCATTTTCAATACACCTACCGTAATTTAGACATTGTTGATTTGACATTGATATTCCGAAGTAATCTTCTAGGAATACATTGACATCAGCGACATTTGTGATTGCTTTCAATTTAACAATCAACGTCTGTTCTGCAACAGCGAGATCAAAAAGTTTTTCTTTCCACTCACCCTGTTTCTCGACAACTTTACCAGCAAACTGTTCAGTTGTCAACCCACGAAGTTCTGCTAACCTATGGATTAACTTAGTTTCGTGATCACTGTCTGCCAAATATGCTTGAGATTCTGCAAGTTGGTCTCCCCACGTTGCATCTTCAAGACTACTATATGTAGCACGAAGTGATTGATATCTTTTTTCAAATACTTCTTGCACTGCTAATGCAACTACTTGCTTCATGAAAGGCAGGGTGTATTTCTGCTGAATATCAGAGTCAACCTTTACTTTATCTTTCTGTGTAGTTCCTTCTTCACTCTCACCATACTCAGATCTTTCTGCTCTGTATTCACCCCAGTATCTCTGACCAAAGGTGCCAGTCTTATAATCAAATCTAAGATAATGAATGTATTGAGGAATATATTGGAAGTATTGATCTTCCAATTCAAAGACTTCTAGACCTAAGAAGTCACCAATTCTTGTACCCCAGACTTTAATCTGAGGCCATTTCTCTTCATCGAGAACGATAATATCAGGATTAGTAGTTGCCATCAGAAGTTAGGAATAGTTGTGCCATAGTTGTATTGTTGTGTTCCGCTGTCATCAACACCAGATACAGCAGATGCAGAAGAACAGTGAGCAGAACTCATACCACCGTGACCAGACGGAGGTGAAGATCCACCAAGATTAGTAACACCATCAGTTTGATAGTTCACCTTGAAGGTGTTGTTATTCTGAGAACCATTATAGTTACCCAAGCAATAACCTTTCCTCATTCCAATTTCAAAGTTTTCCTCACCCATTCTACCAAAGTCAATTCCTCTAACCTGAATACCTGATGTATCATCACACTTTTGATTACCATTCTGGTTGTTGTTACCAGTTCCAACATACATGTGACCTAACATAGTACCGAGGATTTTCTTCCATCCGTCACCACCAGGTCCATGGTTCCAACTAACCCAAGATTCAGTCTTCCATGTCATTGCTTGACGTGTGCCAGAACGCTTATACCATCCTTTTGTTCTAGAGTTACCACCCCATGTGGGGTCAGCACCACCATCACCATGATTAGGAGGGAATCCAGACGTTCTCATAACCTCTGTAGAGAGATTAAATGCATCAGTTCTAGCGTTACCACCACCCTGTAGATAAGAATAACCGCCTGCATGAATGTAGTCTTGGAATGAACCCATTGATCCACGACTTACAGTCATATCCCAAGAGCTCTGGTGTGAGATACCAGATTCAGAGGTCATACTGAAACCAGACGTATAGTTAGAAGAACCTCTATAAGTGTTCTCCATAGAGTGGAAGAAGTGTCTAGTATCATGGAAAGATCCTGCCATATAAGCACCAGATCTATCGAGAGTATCACCTAAGTTTGTTGATGTATCTGTAGCGTGAACAGTTCTATTAACGTTTCTCCATGGCGAACCACTTTGATATCCACCACCAACATATCCATGGGTCCAAATTCTTGCCATGCCCCAATCACTTAGGACACCTTCAAAAGACCAATATGCTTCAGTTCCGTCAGATTTAAGAACAGCGCCAACAGAATAGTCAGTGCTATATCTATCTGAAGATTGATTGGGTGTTCCTCCACCAGCGCCAGCAATAGCACCCCATTCAACCTGATTAGTTCCACTATTTAAGGAATATCCCTCAAACTGTCGTTCTTCTGAATTATATCGGAACATACCCTCTACGGGTGCTCCAGGGCGCTGTGCAGTCGTTCCAACAGGAACAACAACACTACCAGTTCCAGCAATATCTAAGTTTGATCGCGGATTTGTAGTATTAATACCAACTTCGTTATTCGCACTATCGACATACAGCGTGCCCGAATCAAAGTTAAAATTGCCACTAGATTCCAGTTGGAATTGTGCCGTTCCGCCACCACCACTTAAAGAAACTACTCTATCTACATTAAGTTGGGACATACCTAGTCTTGTACCTTCGTATTATTTATCAGATATC